GGACAGCAGAAACAACAAGGCCAGGTTTTAATCCTATAGAAGAATTCGCAGAGCTATCATTTAATGCGATGATAATATTTTTTGATGCCTCGGGAACAATAGCAAATTCTGAAATTTGTGATGTTCTTTTTATTGATGAAAGAATGTTTTTGCTGAGTTCTTGTGGTGTTGCGAGAATTCGAATATCACCTGATGAAGTGAGATATGATGCTACTTGTAAGTTAGAAATTGTTGCCAATCCTGATGCATAATCTACAACACCAACCGACGCTATAATATTATTGGTTTCGGCGTTCATAAGTTTTACTGTACCTGAAGCTTTTTCAATGTTATTCGTATCATTGTTAAAATCTTTGAGGAACGCCTTGTACGTCACTCCGTTAATTTTTGCATTGAACACGGTGCTTTGAATACTGTTAGGTTCAACAGATGTTAAGAAGTTCAACGTTGTTGAGAATGACGTATTAATAGTAGGTGAGATACGAGCTTGTACTGTCATGTCAAACAAGGAACTATTGATCGCCGCACTTGCGTTTTTTATGACATCGTTTAGGGTAGAGAAGAAGAATGTCTTGTTTAACGTGGTCAAATCTTCTGTAAAGTAATTGACAATTTCTGTTCTCACAGCAGAAGCAATCTGTGATGCAGAAAAATTGGTTAAACGTGTATCATAGGTAATACTGACATTAAACCCAAGATAGATGTATTCGGGATCAACAAACTCATGTTGAATACTCATCACACTACGAGGACGAAGAATTTTTTCTGTAATGAAATCTTTATCGCCTTCTGTTATGATATAATCATCTTTTGGATCTATAGTAATGAACACCTTACCGTAGATGGGGGGATTATTTTCTTCCCCACCCCATACCGCAACCGATTTGGCTTTATCAAAATTTGCTAGGATTAACGCTTTATAATCAGAACTTGTGACGACACGATTTCGTGTACTATTGTATAGTGGCGCATTTTTTCTAATGGAGTCAATTGTTTCTTTTGCCGATCCTGCCGCAGACGCGGTTACTACCGTTATGGAGGTCACAGGAACAGCAGATAAATTTTCATCTGTGAGGGATGACGTAATTAAACTATTGACGCCATTTGCTCCTTCTGCATCTGTCGCAATATAGGAAGCAACCACAATATTACCTACTGATAGTTTCGCGCCAATAATATCATCACCAAAGGAAATTTGATATCGACCATCAGGTTTTTCTTCAACCCAGAAGGCATTCGTTGTATTACTAATATCTACTAACCCATCTGCTTTTACAAACACATCATAGGTGGTGTTGGATTCACTTTCGCGAACGAATACTTTTATAGTTTCTAAATCAATATTTTCAACAGGCAGAGTAAAAGGTCCTGATACGGTATCTTGTTTTACACTAAACGTATTTGTTAAGCGTGTACCTTGAATCAATTCAATTTCTTCAAAAGTATATACACCACTTTCAAGGGCCACCGTAGAATTTTTTACAGGTGTGAACACATAGGTAGTTCCATCAACCGTACCCGTGAATATCTGTGATGTTTCTAATGTCAGTGATGCTGCAGCGGTTTGAACATTAGTAGGTGTGGCAATGACCGTCACCTTCATGCGTGATGCAGTAGTTGATTTTGGTGTATATCCTAGTGTTTTAGCGATTGAAACCACCGATGAGCGTTTTATTGCCGTATCTAAAAACATTTCATTTGCTACTAAGTGAGCTAGGACTGCGTTATAATGTGTATTATACGCTAAAATATCTAGCATTACATTTAGAGCAGAACCTGAAAAGTTGTAGTCACTAAACTCAGATTGAGCTTCAAGAAATGTCTTAAGATTTCCTTTGATATTATTAAAATCTAGTTCTGTTACACGCAAATTAGCCATTAGCGCAATCTCTTAAGTGTAGTTGTAAATGATGCGGGTGTTTGTGTACCTTTCACGGTAAAAAATATTGATATTTGCACTTCGTTTTCTTCATCATTCGGAAAAATTTGAACTAGATCAAGTGACACTCTCGGTTCAAAATTTTGAATTGTATGGGCAATCGTTTTATCAATTAAAGCAATCGAAATATCATCAAGTTGCTCAAACAACAACTTATATAAAGGACTGCCTAAACTGGGTTGAAATGGGCGTTCTCCAGGAATCGTAAAAAGTAAACTTCTTAACGATTGTATAATTGCGCTTACATCAAGTTTTTTCAATACGTCACCTTTTTCAGGATGTGCTGAAAAACTTAGATCAAGGTCTTTATATATTCTGTTGGGAGTCTTAATAGGAGCCATAGGAATTATTTATATTGGTTACTTAACGTCATCTTTTTCGGTGATCGGCGTAATAACTTCTATTGCAACATCTGGATCTCGTGCAGGAATACTTAAGGTACCAAATGAGGGACTTGACGGAGATTTACTATTGATAGTACTGGGTGATGTGAATATCGGCGGCGTGGGAGGAACCGGTGTAATAGAGAAGGCGTTCATTTTCAACAGTGCTACTTCTGTAATAGGACTTGCAATAGTTGTTTTAATCGTTCCAGTCAACTTCATTCCCTTTAAAGAACGCATATTAATAACATTCAATGCGTCCGTATTAAAGTCCTCATCCGTCTTTATTTCTATATTTTCTTTCGCGGTTAACATCATTTTCTTACCCGCTTTCATTTCTATATTACCGTGCGCGTGTGCCTTTAAGTTTCCGTCTACTTGCAAGCTACAGTTATTTTTTACGTAGATATTTGAATCGCCGTCAATTGTAACATTACACTTTCCCTTAATATGCACGTGACTATTTCTCTCGAAAATTTCAAATCCATCTCCGACAATACGATTCACACGGGTGCCATTCACATCAATTTCTTCGAATGTGCCCTTTCTATGATAAATGTGTACCCGCTCGTTATTTTTTGTATCATCGAATTCTAGTACGTGCCCACTTTCTGATTCAAACACATGATTAAATGGATATTTTGCATTATATGGAACTTGAGGTTGATCCCACGTGCCGCCAAAAGCAATAGGTACATTCTTATCACGCGCTGTATCTTTTTGTCCCACAATAGTATCGTTGATTTTTTGATGGCGCGCTAACCGACTTAAATCTGATTCTTTTAATTGTGTTTGACGAGGGTATGTTTGCCCTGGGTTGGGGCGGGTTGATAATGTTTTTTCTGGATCACGAAATCCTGCCATTTTAGGTGGCATGCGAATAGGAATCCCGCCAATAGTTCCTAACATGACAGGATCCTGACATTCTTCACCGTCACGAAAAAATCCTACAACCCAAGTGCCTTCAACGGGACCAGTCGGCGTTTGACCTACGCCACTTATCGCCGCAGATGTAATTGGTTGCATGGGATAGGCCCATGGCAAATCTTCAACCGGCAGTTCAACAGGATCAGGATTATGATATCCTGAAATTCTGACACGGCACCGACCAACAAATAAAGGATCCATGCGATCTTCAACAACACCAACCCACAGAAAAAATCCCTTCGGATTATATAAATTATCTATCATAAGGCCTCAAAGAAAGAATCTTTTGTAATTTCAAGAATACAATCATAACCAGTAGGCGACACGATATGTTTAATCGCCGTGATCATATATATGCCAGTCAATTTTTTATCTGCCTTAAACTCAGCATCATCACCACTGTGTGCCTGTGGATACACAAAATAAATTAATCTTCCCACTTCAAGATCACTTCGTCCTGATACCGTAATATGCATTTTAAAGTTACTCATCTGCATTAACAAACTGGTACGTTGTGGCACCCAAGTTTGATACTGCGGATCAACTTGTTCTTCAAACATTTTATAATGTTTAGGTTTAAACTGTATAACATTTGTGTCTGAAGCTAGTGCGTTTGCAGAAAATGGACGAGTATTTTTTTCCTTTGATTTAACAATTTGATCACCTGATACTTTATAATCTTCCATGAAGTAAAAATCTTCATATCCTTTAAAATGATTGTAAGTAAATTGTCTGCACTCTTTTAAAAGAATATCATGGGTATATAAATGATTTTTATACATACCATTATTTTGACTTTGTAATAGATCAAAATAGGTAAATGGAGCGATATTCTTTACTAACATATATTGTCTAGAGATATCTGACAAGGTATAATTTGTTTTCGTCAAATCAAACGCAGCTTTCCCTGTAGGAGAATATGTATACACTCCAAAAATATCTTTATTCTTCAATTGCGACATAATCATATTTTCAATACTTGAAAACACAAACATTTTATTTGTTTCAAAAAACAGCGTATTAGGTGCTTTGTATTCTTTCCCTATTGTTCGAGAAGCTAACCAGTTTAAAATTCTCACAGGAGTCCAATACGTACTAATAAAAGTGGTGCTCGTTCTATGAGGAGTATCGGCCAATACTAATGATGTAATACCTGAGGCTTTATCTCCGTCAACAAATCTTGGAATTTTTAAATATGTTTCAAAAACTTTTTTCACTAATTCATCTGTTTTTCCTGTGAATTTTTTACTAAGATGAATGATATTATTTGTAATATTTTCTATAGATGTAAATAACAATACATAGGTTTCTTCGCGATTTGTTGATGACAAAAAACGATCTTTTAACGCATAAATGGCAAATGTTTTTTTTATAGAAATCTGAGATTGTGGAGTACGAAACGATATAGTTAAATATTCAGTTCCATTAAAATTTAGTATACGTACAAGTTCACCTGCATCTGTAATTGTTATCTCGCCACTCAAGAAGTTACTAAACATATCTTCGTACAAAACAAAACGAGGTGAGAAATTTTTAATACTCGTATTTTTTTGATTTGTTGTTATATACAATTCATCAATAACAACATCACCTGGTTTACTGATGATTTCTTGATGTACCTTCTGTGTATCAACTAACGACGGCGTTTCTATATAAGTCATACATTCACTTCAGCATCAAAGTTTCTTACTAATTGTTGTAAATATTGATTATTTAAAAGTTTAATTGCACGCTTCGAATCGTTTGCGCGTTGTTCATATTCTAAATTTGTTATTACAGCGACTTCGCCTAAGGAAATTCTGTTTTGCAACGAAGTAACAGGATCTAGCTCAGTAATTGATTGAATAATTGTTGCATCATAGGATACTTCATATCCAGTAGCTACTTCTTCATAATGGTGAACGGCTTCTGTTGGATCAATGACACTAATGATGGTGGTTGATGTCGCGCTGTCTACTTTCTTTAACAATGTTTGTGCTGTTAAATAGACAGAACCTGATTGATAGCGCATTGTTAATACAGTCTCTGATATATCTGTAATTAAAAATTTTGCATTGGTATTAGATGCGACGAAATCACCGACAGAAAATCCCGTCGTTGTTGATACCGTAACTGTATAATCATAGATGTCATAAATTTTTTCAAGAAGTGATTTTTCTGTCATGGGCCATTCAGTTCTTGTATCAACAATATTATTAATTAATAATATCACCCAGTGATAGAAAGGACTTCCGTAGTATTCATTTGCAATATCTTCAATTTTTTCACCATCCTTAACTAAATATGGCAACAAGATAGAAGAAAGTTCTGCGTATGTTTTACCAACAGCTACGCGAGTAAAAATATCTTCAATTTTGACTTGCTTATTGTCTATATTTGTTTCGTATGTAGCAAATTTAGAAAAATACATTAGTAGCCATCTCCAATACGATTGCGTGTAAGCACTTCTAGTTCTGTAAACTGTAACTTCAACGTAATTTCTGTTGGGTATCCTACACGACCGTTTACATCGTTCACATTATTTCCTGAAGAAGCATCCGGTTTAAATGTCATGAAATCATTATCGCTGCCGAAGTCAACATCTAAATTCGTTAATACACATGAAGAAATTTTGTGTAGATATTCGTTGGGTGATCCATAACTATGAAAACTAATATCAAATTCCGCAGGATATGTTAACCAATAAGGATTAGCAGGATTCATTCCTGGATGCATGTAATATTTGAAGGTATTAACAATATTTCTCACCATCAAGGCTTCATTTTTTGACTTAGGAAGAAACACATAGTCAAACGCAAAAGTACGAAATCCCATATTACGAAATAGTTGTTCTTTGAAGGGATTAGTTGTTACTGCGAGTGCGCGTGAAAAATTTTCTCCAATACTCCCTGTTCCTAGAATTTCAGCTTCAAGTATATTTTTATGACCTAAAGCTCCCAATACTTGTGTCCCTGATGCAAATGCAGCTTTTGCAGATGCCATATCTGTTATATTTCCTACTTTTGTGAATACATCATTTCCTTGCCCCATCTGTCTTATCATACCTGATAATAATCCCAAATCAACATCTTCATAGGTCGCTTGATACGATGCTGAAGGTTTATTATTCATATGTAAGGCAATAACTTTTTTTAACCGCACATGTTGTATTTTAGCTGAAGATCCTGTTGCAGATTCTACTATTTTGTTAAATACTGTTTTCGCACCCTCCTTTATTGCTTCTACACCGCTTCCTAACCCAATCGCTATCCCTGTCCCCAAAGCTGCCGCTTTTCTATAGGGTTCAGGAACTGCGTTTACTATTGCACTTGTACCTGCTACGACAGCTACACCTGCTAAATCCCTGGCTTCAGCCGTTGCCATACGATTCTGTGCTGTAAGTTGTGATTTCGGTATTCCAGTCGTACCAATATTTTTCTCATAGTCACCTGACGCATCACGTTCACGCAAATTAATATAAAATACTACG